GTTTAGCTAACTCATCAGGTTTATAGAAACAAACATCTCCACTTGATTTATCCATAACCAAGAAGCCACCTGCCTTTGTACCCATACCTGTTTCATATCCTGATAGCTGGGCATGATAACCAAATGGGTCATCATTAACTAACTCACCTGTTTTAAATTTCTTAAAACTAAATGATGATGCAGACTTAACATCACATACTTCACCATCTACTGTTGCATCTATATGTCCTTTAATATTATCTATCTCTACTTTCTTTTGTTGGTCTCCAATTTTATGTCCAGTTAATTCTGCTAGATATAATAATAAATGTTCTAGGATATGTCCATATAAAAATTTAATATTTAAACTAGCATCATAATCTTTAGTTTTCTTTGGACTAAATCTATCATACCATAATTGTCTAGGTGGTTTACCTAGTACACTCATTCTTAATTTCCCATCCTTTTCTTTGACAGGATTATTCCATGCATTAAAAGCTTCCTTAATATTATTAAGGAATCTCTCCATGTTTTCCTCTGTTACTTTTGCAGGTTTACCATTAGATATTCCAGCTACTAAATTTTTAATATCAGTAGCTATTGTATCAATGCGTTTCTGCCCAGTTGTTTCCGATTTTATATTCGCCATCTAATGGACACCTTATTTTTAAATCCTTTCCAGCTTGAATGATTGACTGTACTGCCAACTCTCCAAACTCTTTTGTTTTACTTTCTTCAACTTCATATTGAAACTCATCATGTACATTTACTACAGGATAAGCTTTGATTCGTTTATTTATAACATATTCTTCTAGTAATGTCAACGCATACTTCATAACACACGCACCAGCACCCTGTAATAGGGTATTTAAAGCCGCATGGGGGTGTCTTATGAGGATTTTTCTTTGGTCAAGTCCTTTGAGCCATCTTTTTTTAGCCACTCCATCCACTTTTTCTCGTAAGCTTCTAAGACTTGGTGTATGTCTGAGAAATTTTTCTTTAACTCTTCTTCCATCTGCTTCAGACCTTCCGAGGATACTTCCGATTTTTTTATCCCCTGCTCCATAGATGAATGCGTAAATAAAAGTCTTCGCCTCATCTCTTGACCCCAAACCAGCAGAATTTTTATTTGCTGTGTGTATATCTCCATTAATGATTTCATTTGTGTATTCCTTATCGTTCATGTAATGTGCTAACATCCTCAACTCAAGTCCTGAAGCATCAACACCTACTAATTTATAGCCCTTCTTTGCCACCCATAATGCCCTACATTCCTTACCATAGGGCGAGTACACAGCAGGAACTTGTGCCATATTGGGCGATTGATGGCTCATCCTTCCAGTAACAGTACCATTTGTAATTACTTTGCCATGTACTCTACCATCCTCTCTAGTTGCTTCAATCCAAGAACTGACTTGAGCAATTCTTTTCTGAAGCATTAGAAACTCTTTAATTAATTCAGCTTCAGGAATATTTTTAATCTCTGATAAAACTTTTTCATCAACTATTATATGTCCTTTATCTGTTTTCTTTTTAGGTTTCCACCCCAACATAATTAATCGTTCTCCAATCTGTTGTCGTGAACCTAAATTAAATTCTTTAAACTTAACTTTAGTAAAAGGTTTTCCCTTTACATATCCTTTAGCTTTGTTATTAACCTTTGGAATAAATTCTGTTTCAATTTTTAAAGGAGGAAAAGTTTTTCTAACTTTATCTTGAAGAGTATTCATGTCCTCTTTAAATTTAGCTTGAAGCATATGTGCACCTACCACATCAATCATAAATCCTCGTTCATGTTGTCGTTGTATTATATGTGCAACCTTATGTTCTAAATCAATTGACTTACCAAAGTCTGTCATCTTTTTAGAAAGGAAGTTGTATAACTTTTCTGTTAAGTCAACATCATTTCTACAATACCTTAACATCTCTTCACTAAAATAATCAAACTGGTCAAACTCATATTTCTTTTTATAAAGTTTTTCTCCCCAGTTTCTTAATGAATGCCCACCTTCTAACATGGGATTAAGTAATCTTGATAAGATTAATGTATCAGTTATCTTACACTTCTTAAATAAATCATAACCAAAAAATCTATTAAGTACTGGTATATCAAAACCTATAATATTATGTCCAATTATTTCATTAGTTTGTTTTATAAACTCTTCAAACCTATGTAATTTATCTTGTCTGAATTGATAGTAAGTACCTTTATGTTTACAAACAATACACCAAATTTTATCTGCCTTAAGAGTTGTTTCAATATCAAATATTACTTTATCAAAAGTCATTTGCTTTAACTTCAGTCAATCTTCCAGTATCATTATCATATTTTAAATCACAACATGGTCCAGTTAATCCTGCAAATCTATTCTTTAATACTCTAACCTTTGTTGTATTTCTAATATCAGGGTCATCATTTTGTGCATCTCTTTCCAATCCGATAACCATATCACTTAACTGTCCTATACTAGCACTACCTCTTAATTGAGATAGAGAAGTTGCCGCACCCTCTTCATGTCCTTTACCATCAGGTCGTCTTAAATGTGATACAACTATCATAGCTATACCTGTTTCTTGTACAAGTGTTCTTAATCTAGTCATGATTTCATCCAATGCTCTTCTCTCATCACCATGACTTTGGTCAGATACAATAATACTAACGTGGTCTATAATAATATATTTACAATCTAAACCTTTAGCTAAATATCTAACTCTTGAAACTATATTATCAATAGTGTTAGAACCAAAATGGTCAAACATAAATACTCTACCAGTACCAACAGTTGCATCAAAATAAGTTTTTAATTCTTCTTTAGGTACATGAACATCAGGTAAATGTAATCTTTGATTCGCTTCAATACTCATTATACCTTTAGATGTTATAACAGGGGTCTCTTCTAACATTAACAAACCTATATTATCTTTAGTAGATTTAATTAAATGATGAACCAACTCTCTCATAACTTGGGTCTTACCTAACCCACTACCTGAAGTAAACGTCACTAATTCAGATGGTCTTAATCCATATGTTATTTTATTTAATCCTTCAAAAGGATATTGAACAAAGCTTTGAAGTGTTGGTTTACTTATCTCATCAAATAAAATGTTAGCATTTATAATTCCATCAGGAGCATAGACCTTCGCATTCCAAAATGCTTTTTGATATACTTGTAATTTATTTTTCATCAAGCAATCAGATGCATCTTTAAATTCATTTGGAAGATACATTATCTTACATTTCCCTGGGCTAAATAATTCAGCTACCTTTAATGCACCTTCACGACCATGCTCGTCATTGTCAAAGTTTACTATAACATTTTCAAATTGTTCTAACCAATCTAAACTTCCTTTAATATCTTTAACCGCAGAAGTTATACCATTCTTAATACTAACCACAGGAGTTTCATATCTATCTGTCTTAAACATTTGATATGCAGATAAACAATCTAATTCTCCTTCGGTTATTATTACAAATTTATTTCTTGTAAATAAATGTTCACCAAATAATCCAGAGTTCTTTGTATTACCTTGTATAGTAAACTCTTTTAATTTTGTAAATCTAGTTTTAGTTGCAATCTTTGCACCTTGTTTGTCATGGTAAGGGTAATAATGATTTGTTATATTACCCATACTATCCATCTTAATTGTCACCCCATATCTTCTGCAAGTAGGTTCACTTAAATTTCTATCTACTATCTCTGCATAATCAGATGACTTCATATAATCTTTAACTTCGTATTCATGTTTCCCATTACCATTTGTTTGTTTTGTTTCCATATCATATTCCTTTATATATTGTTGACATGAAAAACAAAATGCCGAACCATCTGCATTAACAGATACAGCATCAGTACTGTCACATAATGGACAGGGTAGATGATACTTTACAAATCCAGTTTTTGTTTCCATTGTCGCCCTTTTAAATTCGTTCATAAAAAAAAAGGAGAGCCGACCTAACTATGCAAAGCCGACTCTCCAGTAGGAGTAGAAAATGTAGTCACGCATTATGACTAAATAACCAAGAGGTTTATACTAAAAATCTTCCTTGATGTCAACACCATTAGATGATTTTTCTACATTAAAATCTTCTTTCGGTGTGTATTCCACTAAATCCAGTACTTGTACAGCTTGTAAGTCTAAACCTTTGCCCTTCTTTCCTTTGAAATTCCAGTCATAAGATTTATACATTACCTTTACCTTACTGCCATTACCGATTATTTTTTCAATAGGTTTCTTTTCAGCATCCACTAATTGTGGTTGTTGGTTCTTATCACCATTTGCTTTTGAAACCTTTCTCTTAAACCTGATGATATTCTTTACTACTTTATCATCAGCTTTTGTTTCACCAATATTAAATCCTTTAGATTTAAAATCCTGTGCTGTTGCGTCATCAACTGCTAAATCAATTCTCCACATAGGTTCAAACTTTTCGTTTGGTCGTGTCAGAGAAGCCCAGTAAGCTGTGCCTTCAATTATTGCCATATGTATTTTCCTTTTGTTGTTGTTAATTTACTTTTCATAAAACTCTTTTAGCATATCAGCACCCCCCTTGTCAACACTTGAAGCATCTTTTTTTTCCTCATTTTCGCTAGTGTTTTCAAGGATTTCTGTTATCTTTTCATCTATCACTCTTTTAATCTTCTGTTTCTTTTTTAATTTTGTTTCTAACTCTGCAATTCTTTTACCTAATACCTGAACATCTTGTGTTGATTGTTCAACTTGAATAAGTAATTGTTTTATTTTAGAATCTTTTTGAGAAACTAATTTAATAGCATCATCTTTTTCTTTAGTTAAATCTGATATAGTATTTTTATATTCTCTAATTAAATCTCGTTCACTCATATATTATTTTCTTTTTTTTCTTTTAAGTTTTTTCTTTTTAATTTTCTTTGGTTTCCTGCAACAATGTATAACTAGGTATATTAAACTAAATGCTAACAGAACAATAGATACAGCTAGGAAAAAAGAGAGATAACAAATAGTAAATACATCTATTGTAAATACAACTCTTTCATTTTTAGTACTGGCTAACTTAATACTTTCATCTACTTTAAATGTTTTTCTTTCTACTGATGGTGCAACTATATTAACAAAAGTTTTCTTAACTTCTCTTGCTTTAACTATGTACTCATAAGCATGAGTTTTAATATCTTTCTTTGTAGTAATAGCTGTGGCAAAATCTATACCACTATATGCTTTAGCATAAGCATTATTACTTAAAGCTAGACTAGACCCACTTGATACAATCGCTATATTACTACATCCAGTTAGTAATAATAAACCAACTATCAATCCTATTATTTTTTTCATGTAAACAATCCTCTCTTTAATTGAGATGCACTTACAAATGTTTGCTTATCATTATCATTTAATTTACTATGACAATTACTACATATCTTTTTATTTCTATCATGTACGTTTCGGAGCATAGTACCACCCAAAGCAGTACCATCACAGGCATGACACCTGTCTTTAAAGTTATCTCCTCCATCCATCATACCCATATTACTTACCTATAAAACTTAACAGAACCATAGTGACAATAAATAAAAGGATATAAAATAAAATTAAATATATTTTTTCTTTCATATCAATCAAACAATGCATAACAACTCTCACTAAAGATTTCTTTAATAGGTATTACTACACATTTAGATGCCCTGTAATCTCCTATCTCTTTAGTGTGTGTCTTTTTATATTTATCTACTATCTTTTTTAATCTATTAACTCTGAACACTATCATATTATATTCTTTGTTCTTTAATTCAAGGATATGAAACCACCATTTAGCTTCTGTCTTTGCTATACCACTTGGCTTACCCCTAAACTCATACTCAATAGCAATATTCCCTGACTTTCTCCACCAGCTACGTTCAGTTTTAACTTCTACATTACCACCTTTAAGTAGTTCATCAACTCTTTTCTCTCTTACTTGACCATACTTTAAATCAATATCAAATGCAGAAGTCTTATTCAAATTTCCCATCCTTAATGAAAGCTACATAGGTAATGCGTTAGAAATTTATTTAAGTTCTTATGCTCAAATAATTTTTTCGCATTTGCTATTTTTAATTTGTGGAAAGTTTTTGTAATAAAGGAAGGGTCAAAGTCGGAATATTCACAGACCTCACAGAATGCTTCATCATTTGGATTGAACCAAGCATTAGCATTCTTAACAATCTGTAATCTATGTTTACCCCATGCATGAATATCTACATCAAGGGCATCCATGATGGCTCGGACAATAACACTCCTCCATAGTAATATGTGTGGAGTTATCTTCTTGCCTTCGCCTTTCCCCTCATTCCAAAGGGGTATTGTATTTCCATTACGTATCATATTTCATTTTATTGTCTAGATACTTTGCAATCAGTTTTGGCTTTTTACTTTTTACAATCTTTGAGTGAAACTGTTTTCTCATTAACATCTGTGCTATTGGATTTCTTGATTTTATTTTTGTATGTTTCTTCATCAATTTCCTCCACAGTATTACGTTTAAACTTCACTTCTTTACCAACGATTTTTGAATAAGGCGACCAATGTAATTCTCTAGTTGCTTGTTCTAAAGTAGTACCTGAATTGTAATAATCTTCAATACACATATCTACATTTACCCAAGATTTTTTCATAAAGAATTTATTCGCCATAGTACTATCCAATAAAATATTATTTAATAAAAGAAATACTAACCCTATTAAGTAGGGCAGTATCTCCTATTATAGAGGGCAATACCACCTGTGCCAACACCCCTAAAAAATAAATTTTATTCAATAAAATCAATGGTTTAGACAATATATTCTCCTTCTAGTTGTATTTAATAATTTGAATTGCTCGTGCATAATTAGGTATCCTTTTTATGTACCCTTTCCATTCAATATACCCAAGCATATTCCATATAACACTCTTTGATTTGACATTCATATGTTGCATCATCTCATTAAATGTTGGCATTACTTCATTATCTTTAAAGTAATGCTGTAAAAATTTAAATAATTTTAATTGTTTTTTAGTTAGCATATTAAAAATTACTATCTCTTATTCTATCTTCTAGTTCACTAACTTGAAGAGCAAGTTTCTTATTATCTTCCTCTACTTCTTGTCTTAATTTATGTTCTTGTCTTAATTCTTCCATAAGTCTTTCAACTTTCTTATGTAGTATTTCATTTCGTTGTTTCCAAACTTCTATATCATCACTCATTTCTTAATCTCTTCTGTGCTTCATCAACTATATCAAACAAGTCAGTTAATTTTTTTTCTTTTCTAACTTTACTAATCATCTCTCTTAATCTACTATGATAATCAGTAGGATGATAAGCTGTGCCATTAACCCTTAACTCTCGTTCATATTTAACATCAGCTTTTAAATTTTTAATCTCCTCTTTTAGATTAGCAATTTCTTTTTTATATGCATTCTCTTTAAGAGAAGTTAAATAAATATCATCACCCATTTTTCTCCTCACCATTCCCATAGTGTTTGCTTTGCTCAAACAAATAGTATTGATGTCCATCTTTATCTTCTTGTTTCTGCATTAACTTTGCATACGCATCAGCATCTTCAACTGTTTTAAATGCTCTGTCTTGATAAAAATTTTCACCAAACTTACCTTTAGACATTACTATATATCTTTTAACATCTTCTTCTTTAACTTTTCCAAACATTTATTTCTCCTTATTTTTTTTGTTATGTCTACCCATGTACCATTCAGATGGTTCGTAATCCCATCTATGCCCTTTATGTCCTCTAAATTTAGCATACCACATACGCAACCTAACTATTAATTTTCTAAATCTTAATGACATATGTTCTTATAGCACATTAAAATCTAATGCACAACCCTTTCTTTTAATATTTTATTATCAATTAAAAAGTGTGCCTGTCTACCCATCCATCCATGTAATTTCCAAACAATCCCTGTATCTATTAGGAATTGCCACGCATCTAACTCTTCAGTTATATCCTTACATGGAATGAAACCCTCTGCTCTACCAACTGCTTGATGTATATCATCAACCAAATCTGCTGGTATATTTATCATCTTATATCTTTTATAATAATCTAATTCTTCAGGTAAATTAAACTGCTTCTTACCATAGATAGCTTTCTTAATCTTTATCTTTTTTCTCATTTATCTCCTCCAATATTCCATCAATAGCACTACACACATCATCCCTTAATAATTCTAATTTATGTTCAAATTTTTTTGCATAACCAATATCTGCATTCATCTTAATGAATGCTCTCCTAACGTGTTGGTCAGGCATCTCTGCTATCTTAATATACTTACCTTTACTCTTACTATAATATAACTCCTCACTCATGTTATCTCCTTACCAATCTAAAATGACCTTGCTTTCTTTCACAATCAATATCAATGTTTTTTAATTTAAATGTTTTGTATGCTTCTATTCTTTTCTTTGACCATTTTTTATTAACCCATACTTTTCTATACCTTGCATCCTTATCATGCCCAAGATTATATTTTGGTTTAAGTTTTTTAATAAGTATTTTTTCCCATCTCTTTGTTCTTTGTTCACATGGACTAGGTATATCATAATATCTATCAAATTTTTTCTGTGTTGTACCAGTATATCTATTTGATTTTCCTTTATGTTCTACTAATCTCTTATTTAAATTTCTAGTTTGTCCTACATAAACTAATTTATTTTTATTAAATAAAAAATATAAATAATAATTTCTATTACTTATCTCTTTTAATTTGTGCTTACTTATGTTCATCTTCTATCCTTTCTATCATATTTCTTTTTATTTTAAAACCTCCATCATCCCATAGCCCTGTTGTATCTCCTTGTACCCAATCCATATGGTCAACATCAAATGCTTTTTGATAAGCATCATTCTTATTCATAGCTTTTAAATCTATGTGATAAGGTACTGTTTCATATCCCCACACTCTATACTTTTTCATTCCCCTCTCTCCATTTCTTAACACCCTCTGTTGGTGTATCTCCTTCTTTAGTTATCTCTGTATCAACTAATTTATATTCTTCTTCTGCTTCTCTCCATTCCTTATTAACATACTCACTCGCATTATGTTTTTCCCACGCATCATCTTCATCTTTAGCATCAATAAAGTTCTCAACTGTTTTCCACCCTGTTAGGTGTTCACTTATTTTATATCTTGGCATTATTAACCTCCTTTATTTTTTTATTAATGTACCATTCGTGCCTCGCCTGTTTAACTTCAGGTCTTGCGTTATACTCTTTAAAGTATTTCCTTTTCTTTTCTATCACATCAGGTCTTTGATGGTAGAGTTTATTATATTCTTTTCTGTTCATTATACCATGCTTGTTCGCATTCATCACAACAATAGCCATCATACTCTGTGCCTGTGCCATCAGGGTCAAGCCCATAAACAGGATACCTATTTACAAACTTACCACTCCCAAAGGAAGTATCCTCTTTACAATGTACACACTTGTTTCCTAAATCAACTTTCATTCATCCTCCTTATTAATCTCTATATCCATTTTCTTTAGCCCACTCCTCATGGTATTTATATATTAATATCTTTTCTCTCTTACCTCCATGTGTAAAGGTTTTCTTTTCTTTATAATAGTTTGGTTGTCTATACAACCATTGTAAGTGTTCTCTTAATTGTGCTGGTGTATAATCTTTCATCAGTCTACAATAGGGTCATGAGTTAGCTTACTCATCTGTTCTAACCTAGTCTTTGGCTCATCATTATCTTCTTCTTCTGTTTCACTTGGCTCATAATGTTTCCAATATAAATGTTGATTGTGTTCATCAACATCATTCACTAATGTTTCTTTTAACTCTTTATATTTTTCTACATCATAACCAATTTGATTTATCTTGGTATCAAACTCTTTACCTATCATCCAACCACTCGCCATCAAATCACCATGCTCACCTGCTTGTGTTATATCACCATTCATATAAGCATTCCAACATTCATTCATAATTCTAACCACATTAAAAGGTACATCACCTAACTCTTCAAAGGTGTATTGTAAATTTTTAAAGTCCATATTTATCTCTTCCGCTATCTCTTACTCTGCATCTTGTATAAAGAAAGCCCTTTTCTTTTGGTATCAAGTTATTCTTTTTCATAGATTGTATCTTATCAATCGCATCTTGACACAATAAAGCTGGTACATTTATCTTCATAGTTCTTGTTATGTATATGTATTCTTTATTCTTATTCATCATCAACTCCATGTTCAATTCGTAATTGTTTAGCTTCTTTTTCAGAAATATTAATTAAGTATCCATTCTCTTCTAATAGTTCTAAAATTGTTGCCTCATCACAAGCAACTAACCGACCCTCTTCATTATGTACTGTGTTATTGTTCATTATATTCCTCCTCATTATCTCTCTCCCATACTGCCTTGTTAAAACAATTCTTAACTAACTCTTTATCATTAGCATATGGATTATCTTTTAATAGTTTAGGCAACATTTTTTGTACTGCCTGTAAGCTACGTGGTATATCTCCTACCAAAGATACGACTTCTTCTTCAACTTCTTGTATGGCTTGTTTGACTTTTCCCATTTGCGTATGTCCTCCTTTGTTATGTTTATAGCTTTTGCTAACCCTTGTACACTCCAATGTTTATCTTTTACTAATTGTCCTATTGTTTTATTCATTGTCCTCCTACATAATACTTACCTTTGATTACAAAGGGTTTTGTTTTATATGTTCTATCTATCTCTAGTATTCTTAAAGATAAATATTTCTTAATCAATCTACATATCACACCTGAATTGACATCAGGAAATTTAAGTCTTAATGCTTTGATTAAGTTTCTCTTCTTATACTTACCACTATCTATTAAGTTAAACAACTCATCAGATATTTCAGATTTATTCTTACCCTCTTTATGTCCATAATATTTTTGATAAATATTATATACAAGTTCAGAAGATTTTTCTCTAAAATCTGTACAAGTTTCATTCAAATAACTTGGACACACATATGCTTGTACTTTATCCAACCATACCTCGCCTTGTTCATTTGTTTTCATAGTACTCCTTTTGTTTTTTATAACACAATGCTACTAAAAGATTGTGTCAATTTTATGTTAAGACCTTGTTGATTGTGTGTCCTAACAGAAAATTTTGTATTAACATATGCGACATACTGACGCATCTTATAAAATTCTGATGATGTTCTATTATAATCATAAAAATTTTTCTATATTAATTATATATAAATCATTAGGGTTATTAATCATATCACCATTACAATTTCTAATTATATATATTAACTAAACAAACCATCTTCATCTACCTTAACAAAGCCCATTCGTTTTAATCTTTTAATTTTTCTTTTATCATTAGTGTCTATTACAAATCTATGGTAGTCATCTTCACTATCCATATAAGCCACTCCTAATTCTCTAAAAGTTTCTATCTCTTGTATTACTTCACTCCCTCGTTCAATTAAATCTGCATAACTTTTACAATTACTAAATGCAAATTTAAATCTATAATAATTTTCTAATATCATTTACCTCCAAAATATTTATAGTCAAACTCTACAACTTTCCATTTAACTTTTATCTTACATCTCTTCGCATAATCTATCGCCTCTTCTAATAGATTAAAGATTTCATTAGTATATATTCTATACCTACCATTATCTTTTATTAATATACAATACATTATAATACTTCCTGTTTTAATTCAAACTCAAATCTGTTAGTCATCTTTAAAAAGTTTATGTTCTCTCTAGTCATAGACTTTTGTCTTAACAAACCAAGTATCCAAACATCATCTCTATTAACAGGATAGAATAAATCTCTACCCCACTTCTGTTCTTTTCTTAACACCATCTTTATCTTCTGTTCACTCATTGTGCCTCCTTTGTTCTTGTTTAGTTCTCCAAATACAACCCATCATCTTTCGGCTTTGTATCGTGGATAACTATATCTAACAAGGTGTCCACCCTATTAGATAATTCTGTAAAGTCCTCAAAGATTATCTCTTCTTTATCTAAAGTCTTTAACTTTAATTTGTGTATAACTTCGTGTAATTTTTTTAATTTAATTTTTAATTTTATTTTGTTCATACTCTACAAACCTCATTGAGTTTTCCATATGTAATAGTTCATTACCTATTCTTTTTTCTAATTCTTTTTTATCTTCTTGTTCTTTTAAATAATCTTTAACTAACTTATCTTTATATTTTTTAAATGAGTAATAACTCCTTGCCTTAACGTGCGTCCTTGCCTTAACGTGCGGTCTTTGTGAGTATTCTCTCATATAAATTCTTTTCTTTTCTTTATTCTCTTCCTTATCGTAATACTTTTTCCTTGCCCTATACCTACTCTCATTATACTTATGCATATTTATATTTAGCATTAATAGAATATAACCAATCATAATAAAAATTAATTCTATCCTCTTCCTTTTCATTTCTAGAATTCAGTACATCAAGATACCATTGATGATTTTTAGACCTTGTATTTATTTTATTTAATAAGTATAAGTATTGATATTTTTTAGTTCTATTCATACTAACACCTCTCTAATATATTTCTTTGCTGATTTAATAGACCTAAATGTATCACAAACTACATCAACAAAGTCTTTAGTCCATATTCTATAATGTGGTGTCTTTCCACTATAAGAATAACCTATACAAATATGGAAACCTTTATACTCTTCTACGTTCATACTAACTCCTCTCTATTTTCTTTTTTTCTTTTATGTTTTTTACTTCTCTTTTAACTCTTTTCTTTAATTGTTTATTCATTTTGACAGTTTGATTTTTTTCTGTGTCAACATAATAAACTGGCATAAAGTTTAATATATCTTTATTCATTAACTCCTCCTTATATTGTAGTCCTTGTTGTATCTATATTAAATTCAATCGGATAAACTGCTTGACCATCTCCATCATAATTAGATATAAATTCTCCTAACTCTTCTAAATCTGCCTTATCTATATGGTTTTTATCGTAGCACTCTAAACC